CCCTTATATATAACGCATAGGTGCCTTTAAGGGCCTATTTTATTAACTGTCTAAACAAGGAGGTTAAAATGACACTCAATAAACTACCATCAATCTTCAATCAATTAAGACCTGTATCAGTAGGTTTCGACAATATCTTTGATCACTTCGAAAGAATGTTCGACGATAACGACGAATTCTTTCGTACACCGACGGCTACTTTTCCTTTTTACAATATCGTAAAAACTGGAAAGACAACTTATAATATAGAAGTTGCTCTAGCTGGGTTTGGTAAGAAGGATATTCAAGTCGAATATGCAGATAACTTATTGACGATTAGATCCGGAAAAGAAATAAAAGATAACAATGAATCTAATGGAATAATCCATAAAGGTATTGCTAAAAGATATTTCTCTAAAATATTCACCATCGCTGATGATATAGAAATCAAAGGCGCTGAGTTGAAAGACGGATTACTGAAAGTTTCTTTAAACAAGATTCTTCCAGAAGGCAAAAAGCCAAAATCAATCGAAGTTAAATAATTAATAACATGAGCGGGGCGCTCTGCGCCCTGTTCGGAAATAACATGATGAAAATATTTAAATTTTTTGAAAAAGTAGGGTACGTTCGCGCGATAAATAGACTGAAACGTCGAGGGCTTAATAAACAAGCCAAGGCACTTGAAGGCGATATTAAATCCAAGCTTTCAACTCTTCGCCCATAATTTCTGTAGCGATATTAACTTTCTTACGAAGGGATAGGACGATTTTATCGTCAACCGTATCTTCACAAATAATATCAATGTAGGTCATAGGTTTTTCTTGACCTATTCGATCTATTCGTGCCTCTGATTGTTGACGTTTTTCTAAATCATAACCATTAGAATAATAAATCATTGTACTAGCACCTGTAAGAGTAATACCATAGCCACCTGTTTGAGGTGTTCCAACTAAAAATCTAACCTTACTATCTTTATCTTGAATAAGTTTAATAGCGTTCTGTCTTTCATCAGTTGTCGTGTCTCCATAATAAGTTACAACAGAACCAGGATATTTTTTTTCAATAGATGCAACAATGGTTCGAATGTCTTGTCTAAAGTGGGCCCAAATAACAGCCTTCCCTTCAACTTCTTCCAGCACATCCATAAGCTCATCAACCCTATTGTTCTTTAATAATTGAACTGAACCATCATCTGCAGTGAAATGGCCACAAGTAATTTGCTGTAGTCTCATGAGTTGCGTAATAACATTTACAGTTGTTGTTATCTTTCCATTCAGTTCAGCTAAAGCTAGCGTCTTCATTTGTTTATAGATTCGTTTTTGTTCATCAGATAATTGAATCGTTCTTTTTAAAAATGTTTTAGGTGGTAGATCTAAACAATCATCTTTTAAAACACGATAAGAAAAGGGCTTTAATTTTTCTGATAGTTCAGCTAAATTTTTATATCCAACAACTACATTAACAGATCGAGCTCCCACATTAATATTTCTCATCAGCGCGTATCGAGTTCTGAAAGTATAATAAGAACTGTGATCTAATAGATCAGGATTTAAAAAGAAACATTGTGTGTATAGATCTAACGGAGATTTAGTTACTGGAGATCCAGTTAAAATTCTTTTGTATTTAGCATACCTAGAAAGCTTAATAATATTTTTAGTCCTGCTTGCCCCAGGATTTTTTATCGTAGTAGATTCATCGACAGTGATTAAAGCATTGTGGGACCATAAAAATTTCTGTGCAAACTCTAGTCCTTTTTTAGTAGAGAAAGCCTCAACATTCATGATGAGAATATGAAGCTCAACACCTGTACTGAAGACTTTATTTAACTCTTTATCTTCAGACTTACTTCTCATAGCCTTCCAGAAACCTATCTTAGTCTCTATATGACTGGCTAAATGAGTAGGTAATTCACTATCATACCAGTTCTTATAGACTCCTTTCGGGGCTATAATTAGGGCACCATTTATCTTGCCTCTGTCATATAACATAGCCATATTATCAATAAGAACTTTTGATTTACCTGTTCCCATTTCCATAAAATATGCAAACACTTCTCTATCCCAAGACATCTGCAATGCTTTGAGTTGATGTGCGTATGGCTTTGTTTTAAACTTATAAAACATAATTGCTTTTCTTTCTAAAAGGACGTATATACTACAAGAGAACGAAAGTCAATGGATTGATTTAAAACAACTATGAGAATTGGAAATACACCTCCCATTACACCAAACAAAGTCTATGTAATTCAAGAGATACCGGGAACAAGTCAAGGTGCTCCTAAATATAATATTATGGGTGCCCAGAAATATGGCGAAATTGTGACCCTATTACCAGAGTACTCACAAATGATATTATCTCCAGGGCCTTTGATTATTAAACTACGGGGACTATTAAAAGATTTTAAACCTACCGATTACTTACTACTTACAGGCGATCCTGCCATAATTGGAGTAGCTGTGTCAATTGTGTCCGATATGACTAATGGAAAGTATAAGCTTTTAAAATGGGATAGACAGGAAAAGACCTATTATGCCATTGAAATAAATTTACACGAAAAGGCTTGACAATACGGTTTTCGTACATTATATAGGACTGTATGAAAGAACCGACTAAAATAAATTTTGAAGAAGACCGAATGGAATCAGTTTCTCAAATTGATGCCAGCAAAAGTTTGTCAAATAAAGTTATCGAATTAAAAACGATGGAAGACGAAATTCAAAACGCAGAAAATAGTCTATCTAAATTAAAAGAGAAAGCTAAAGTTCTCTCTCAAATAGAGATTCCACAAATGATGGACGAAATGCAAATAACAAAATTAAAGTTAAGGGATGGTGAGTCTGTAGAAATTAAAAAAATTTACGGCGCATCTATTCCTCATGAAAGCCAACAAGAGGCTTTTCAATGGCTTCGAGAACACGACCTTGGAGATATCATTAAAAACGATATCACCGTTACCTTTGGTCGTGGCGAAGACAACAAGGCTATGCAATATGCTAACCTTGCAAAGGGTCAGGGGTTTGAGCCGATTCAAAAAATCGGTGTTCATCCCCAGACTCTTAAAGCAGTAGTTCGAGAACGTCTAGAATCTGGACGAGAAATGCCTACTGGTTTATTTAAAACGTTTGCAGGTAACCAAACAAAAATAACAAGGAGATAATCGATGAACGACACGAGCAACGCGAAAGAAGTAGCAACAAGGAAGTCCGCAGGACTCCCATCTGCTTCATTATTTGAAGCCGATGCTGATAAGGGTTTTGAGAATGTGAAGACCGAATCTTTGGCCCCACCTATCTTAAAGCTTCTACAAAATGGCTCCGGAGAAGCACAGAAACGTAATCAAAATTACGTAGAAGGTGCTGAACCTGGAATGCTTTTGAATACAGTTACAAAACAACTGTACGATGGAGCAAAAGGAATTACAGTAATTCCTGCCCACTACAGATTAGAGTATCAAGAATGGTCTGATTTTGGAACTGGATCGGGAAGACCCGAACAGATCTATCCAGACACTTCGGATATTTTATCTAAAACAACTAAGGACGCTATGGGTAAGGACAGATTACCAAATGGTAATTATATCTTAACTGTAGGTCAACATTTTGTCTTAGTTATAGGAGAAAAATCCATTGAAACTGTGATGATATCTATGAGTTCGTCTCAAGGTAAAGTCAGTAGAAAATGGAACTCTATGATGAAATCAATTGTAATGGACGGTAAAAAAGGTCCATACACTCCGTCATCTTTTAGCCATAGTTATCGTTTAACAACGATACTGAATACCGGAAAAGGTAATCAGTGGTATGGTTGGAACGTCAAAAAAATTGGCGAAGTGGAAGATCCAAACTTATACGAACGAGCAAAACAGTTCTATAGTGGATTATCCAAAAGAGGATAACTATTCCCATGATGGGCGGTGGAGACCGAGAGGCGAAACCGCCCACTACAACGAAAGCAGGAGGATATGACGGATCTTGAACGATTTAAAAGTATATTTAGTGGCCTAGACATTGCTTACGGTCAAACTAAAAGGACAGACGAGTTTGATGAACGTGGTAAGCATAAAACTAGATCATTTATTATTAAGAAACAACCAAGCGATAAACTATGGCGAGATCATTTAAGTGGTGTCGAGCCTGCGTTAGGAATTATTCCAATCAATCACGAAAGTAAATGTAAGTGGGCATGTATTGATATTGATGTCTACCCAGTGGATCACCAACAACTTCTCAATAAAATTAAAGAAAAAAAATTACCGCTAACAGTTATTAGATCCAAATCAGGAGGAGCACATTGTTTTTTATTTACTGATACATTTGTTCCAGCGATTCTTTTAAGAGGAAAGCTAAAAGAAATGGCAGCTATTTTAGGGTATGCTAAATCAGAAATTTTTCCAAAACAAAATGTTTTACATGTAGACCGAGGAGATCGAGGAAGTTTTTTAAATCTACCTTATCACAATGCACAAAGAACTGTGCGGTATGCTTTTAATGAAGAAGGGAAAGGCATATCATTACTAGAATTTTTTGCTCTTTATAACAGAGTAAAACTAACTGAAGATCAATTAAAACAACTAACAATTGAAAAAGATACAGCACCACCTTTATTAGAAGGAGCACCACCGTGCCTAGTCTCACTAGCTACTGAAGGTATTCCAGAAGGTGGTAGAAATAATGCAATGGTTAACTATGGAGTCTATTTAAAGAAAAGATTTCCAGAAACTTGGGACACAGAGATTTTTCCTTACAATAAAGAATTTTGTAAACCCCCTCTTCCTAAAGGAGAACTAGATAAAGTTATCGAATCAATAAGAAAAACAGATTATAATTATAAATGTAAAGATGCACCTATTGAATCTTTTTGTGATCCAAAAAAATGTGTGCTACAAAAATTTGGTGTTGGAGACGGTGTCCCTGGTCCTGAAATAAAAGAGATAAAAAAATATGATTCAGATCCACCAATATATTATGTCTTAGTAGGAGAAGCTTCTGTTGAAGTAGATAGTGGAACCCTGCACGAGCCTGATAAATTTTCCATTGCAGCTATGGATCAAATTGATCTACCCATGCTACCAGTCAGTAAAATACTCTGGAGAAAAATGTTACAGAAATTATTTAAACATTTAGGAGAAATTGAAGCTCCGGATTCTACTAAAAAAGACGTACAAATTAGAGAACTATTGGCTGAATACATTAATAAAGCACCCGGTAAAAATATGGAAGATGTTCTACGAGGGTTGGCCTATACTGAAAATGGAACAAGCTATTTTAAATTCAAAGATTTTTGGAAGTATTTAGTTCGAACTAAAACATGGCCTGATAGAATTTATCCTAAACAAAAAACAGCAAGATTACTAACACGACTATTTTCTGCAAAAGAAGTCTCCGGAAAAATAGCCGACAAAAGCGCACGCTATATAGAAATGCAAACAATTAAACTAGACAAACCTAATACTAAAAAAGAACAGATGAAGGAGGCACCATTTGCAGTTAAATAGAACAATTATTCCAGGGCCACCAGGAACAGGAAAGACTGAAAGACTCTTATATTATTTAGACAAAGAGATACTTCAAAATAAGGTAGACCCCAAAAAAATAGCTTATATTTCTTTTAGTAATGCAGCTGCTGATGAAGCTAGAAGTAGAGCCTTTAATCAAGACGTAAATATTTGCACTATGCATTCTATGGGAACTAAAGAGTTAAATATTAATACAAACACTCAGCTACTTAAAAATAAGAAATGGATAGGGTTTCAAAACTATTCTCGAATCTGCAAAGGTATGTCCTTTGAATCGTACATCGATGAGGCGGGGATCCCTAGATATAAAAACCCACACATGCGCATCATTGAATTTGCAAGATCAAAATTAGTTTCATTACTAGAAGCAGCCATACAATTAAACTTACATCATTCTGTAGATCTGTGGCTAACAGAGCAAATTGATACAGACTTAAAGGTATATAAAGAACATGAAAGTCTATATGAATTTTCAGATATGATTTCCAAGTTTGTCGAGAAAGATCGATGTCCTCCTGTCGAGATTATCTTTCTTGATGAGGCCCAAGACCTGAGTCCTCTGCAATGGAGAATGTTTTTTTACATAGAGTCTAAATGTAAAAGATCTTACATTGCGGGGGATGATGATCAAACTATCTATACGTTTCAAGGAGCGGACCCGACTATTTTTATAAATTTAAAAGGAACTATAGATGCACAAATTAAATCACGAAGAGTCCCAAGAAAGATGCACGCATTAGCTGAATCTATTTTTCCTCATATTAAAAACCGTTTAGAAAAAAAGTGGGAACCAAGAGATGCAGAAGGAGAAGTTTATGACAATATGTTAATAGAAGACATTGATTTTAGTAAAGAAAACTGGATGATTTTAACAAGAACAAATGAAATGCTGCAACCTGTAGCTGATCATTTATATAGTTTAAATTTAAGATTTGATAGTAAAGTAAATAATTTATTACCTAAAAAATTATTAAGTGCTTATCGTACATTAACTAGATTGAATGAAGGAGCAAGCGTAAGCAAAGAAGACGTGCAAGACCTCTATGAGTATTTAAACTATCATAAAGGGCATGTAAAATATGGATACTCCGGGGGAAAGTCATTAGAATCAATCACAACGATTGATGTAGATATGCTACGCAAAGAACACGGGTTTCTATTAACCGGTGGCTGGGAACAGCTTCATATGCCGGACGAAAGCAAAAATTACGTCAAATCCCTACTAGACTCTAAAGATGACCTCATGAAAAATGCGAGAATAAAGATATCCACGGTCCACGGTGTAAAAGGTGAAGAATGTGATAACGTAGTTTTATTTATGGACCTAGAAAGAATTATTTATGAAGCAGCTCAAATAAACGCAGATCCAGAACATAGACTTTTTTTCGTCGGAGTAACACGAGCTAAAAAGAAACTATATATCATGCAACCAACTTCCGATTATTTTTACAGAATAGGAGATCCAATCGTATGAATAGAAAAGAACGCTATCAATTAACAAAAGAAAAGAATGAATCAGGTATGGATTGTGAAAAGATCATAGATACCAAGAAACAAGAAACAAAAGTATACAAAAAACAAATTGGAGGAGATCACTATCGCAAAATGAAAATTCAACCTAGCGAATTTGTTCATGAAAATCAATTACTGTTTGCGGAAGGTAATATAATAAAGTATATATGTAGACATCCTTACAAGAATGGAAAGCAAGATATTTTAAAAGCAATACACTATTGTGA